ACGCAATGCGGCGGCAGTTTGAGCGGCAGTGATGCCAGTACGGCCAAGCGAAGAACGGGCAGCCTCTTGCGCAGCTTCTGCTGCACGCAACTGGTCAATGTACGGTTTCAGCGCGTCACTGTTCAGGCCGCGCTGTTTGCTGATGGCGTCAAAATAGGCGGAAGTCGATTGACCGCCGGCCTGAGTCGCAGCGGTGGCCCGCTGAATCGACGCAATCATCGACTTCGATGCGCGGTCTAACTTTTGCGCCGATTCACCAGCACCGTCGCCAATCTTGTCGATACTGGACGCAGCAGCACCGCCAGCTTGGGCGATGGTCGACGACATGTCCTTGGCTGCGTTTGCAGTGGACGCGAATTCCTGCTTTGCCTGCTGGCCGTTGGCGGTAACGTCTATCTGGACTTTTTTATTAATGTCGCTCATTACGCCCTCTTGTTCATTTCCACCAGCGCTGCAGATTCGATAACCCGCACGTCGTCAAACAATTGCTGCCACGCTTCGCCGCCCAACCCGCGCTTGTCCATCAGGACGAACAGCGGCGAGTAATCCAGACCCGTCGCGCCGTTCATTCCTATCCGCCACTGCGTCTGCACCATGCAGAACAGGTCAAACGCTGGCTGGTTTTCTGGCCAGAGTTCAACCGGTTCTGTTTCGTAATCCTCTGGAGCGAAGCCGGCAGCGGCCATTTCTTCGGCTGTCGGCATGCGCTCGTAGATTGCAGCGGTGGCGGCCCTCAGTTTCCCAAGCGGCCTTCGGTGATAGCTACGCGATAGGTGTCCATGATGGCGAAGGCCATGGCGGGGATTTCGTCACACAAAGCGACGACGTTTTCGCGGCTGAAATCCTCATCCAGGTTCCAGCCTTCTGCCGCACGCATGATCTGATCTGCGTGGCGCTCGACGCCGGTCTGGTATGCCTGCTGCAGCGTGGCGGCAATGGCCTGCTCGCTGTTGTCCGCCGGTTTTACGTCGTTTTCCGCAAAAATCCCATCCAGAAAAGCGCCGAACTCTGAGCGAGTGCGGTACGTGTATTTCATTTCCACCGACACCTCATCGCCGTTCAGCAGCTTGGCTTTGACGGTTGCGGTGAAGTTTTTAGGGCGTGCGCCCAGCTTGATCTTTGCCATGTCGTTTTTCTTTCTTGATGGGGAAAAAGCACTGCAGGCGCGACCTGCAGGCGTAAAAAAGCCCGCGGTGATTTCTCACAGCGGGCCGGGGCAAAACGATTAGCTTGCGTAGCGGGTCAGACGATTAGAGCCGTTGAACGCAACGTTGACGCGGTTGATCTGACCGTCTTGCAGTCGGACTGCTTCGTTCAGAGCCACGGTGCATGGCTGGAAGATCAGCGAGCCGGAACGGGTAACCATCTTCAAGCAGGTGTAGGTCTGCACGTCGGTCAGCGCTTTCAACGCGGTGTAGCCAGCGCCACCGATGGAGTCTGCATCCAGTTCCATGGTGTAGTTGGTGGCCGAGAAACCGTCGTTGATCGAGTATTCAACGTCAGACTCAACAAACTTATAGGTAACGGTTTTCGGGTCGCCGCCGCTCGATTGCGGGTTCATGACGCCGGTGATCTGGGTAAACGTGCTGATCTTGCGCACCGAGCCGATGCCGCTACCGGCAGGGAAAAGAGTGGTGCTGGTGGTGTCTGCGCCTTCCAACACGAAGGTGTCAGTGGCCACAGACTTGATGCGGAAGTTGCGCAGGTTCAGGCGACCCCAACCAGAGGTGATTTCGACGATGTCGCCGTTGCTGTAGCCGTGCGCAGCGCTGGTTACTACCGCTTCAGATGCGTTGGTTACGACGGTAACGGTTTTCGATGCGGCATAAGCCGATGCGATGAAGAACGTGGTGCCAGTAGGTACTTGTGCCATTTGATGGGCCTTTCAGACGAAAAAAAAGCCCCAACGGGGCGGATTTAGGACGAAAAAAAACCGCCCGAAGGCGGCTTGGTGTTGAGGGCTAGATTGCTATCGAGCGCCCCAGATGGAGAATGTCTGTATCGCGCCGCGTAAATCGGCGTCCTCGTCGTACTGCGCAGCCAGCCCGGAAGATGGGCGGGCCTGAATAGTTGTGATGGCGATCAATGCCGCCTCGATTGATGACGACAGCGCATTGGCAGCGGTGCGAGTTGTCGCCCACACACTGATCTGCATTTCTGCATTGCGCAGGTTCGGCACCTCGTCGCTGGTGTAGCTCAGCGGTCGCCCGCCAATCGCCTGGTAGACGACATACGGCGCAGCAGTGCCAGCCGGCGCAATGTCCGGGTAGACGCGCGGGCAAATGGCCTTAATCGCGTCATAGACGGCGGTTTCGATGCTCATCCGAGTCTCTTGGTGATTTCTTGAATGACTGACGCTGCAGCAGCTTCTGCGGCGGCATCGCCTTGTTCGATGTAGGCCCGGCGTATGAATGATTTGGCCGCGTGTTTCGCGTTGCCGTTTTCAATCCAGTGTCCGTGCGGCGCTTTTTTGTGGTTCCAGCTTATGTGATATGTCGCAACGCCATCGCCAGAGTTGTCTTTGCTGTAGACGCGATATATCGAGTCACGCAACTGCCCCGGTTTGATCCAGTAGCCGCCGCTTTTGCCGCTCTTGCTACGTTTGATGAACTTCGGCCCGCCAGCGAATACCGGAGCCAGTAGCTTGGCGCGCGTGTAAAGCACCAATGCACCAGCATGGGCGGCTGGGCGGACAACTTCATTGGCAGCGCTGCCTAGCGATTCCAGAAGGCTATCTAGCCCGCTGGTGTCGACATCCAGATTAAAGCTATTGTTGCCGTTGCTCACCGCGCTGCCTCGCAAATCAGCGTCATATACATACGCCTCTTCATGTCTGGCATCACATCCAGAATCTCGAAAGCTACCGAGTTGATAGTGATACGCATGCCGGCGACGATTTCAGGACGGCGACGGATGACGGCACTGGCCCGCGAAATCGACACATCACGATCTGACTTGATGGTTTCGATGCCGCTGACAAAGCGCACGTCCGCCCACATCGTGGCGAAATCCACCCATGACTGCAGCGGCTGACCGAGCTCATCAGTACCGGATGACAGGCCGCTGAGGGTGATGCGGTGGTTGAGTTTTCCGGCACTCATCACACCCCCGGCACATAAAACGGATCGAGCAGACCATTCCAGAAACCGCGCGGCAGTTCGGCAGCCGGCTGGCCGGCGGTCAATGCTTCGCGGTTTTCGTACCAGGCTCCGATAGCCAGCAGCATCCACGCCTTGATCGACTGCGGAACATCCGCCGCCGCGCCATAGCCGCAGGTGTAGCTCACCTGCACCGACCCAGGAAACAACCGGCAGGCCGGCCAGCTTTTGCCAAACGCAGGCACCAGCCGCCCCACCAGCTCATCAGTAATCACCTCGTAGTCGCCACCCGCCAGCGTCTGCCGCGTGCCGTTGCTGTCCAGATACGTCACCGACTGCACTGACACCAGCTTCGGCTTCGGCAACTCCAGCGAATCATCCGGAAACTGATCCAGCCCCAGCCGCCACTGCTGCGAAATCAGCGCCCGACCAGTGCGATGCTCCGCCTGTTGGCGGGCGGTGACGATCAGCGCAGAAATCAGGCCATCGTCCTCGGTAATGTCGGCATCAACGCGCAGATGCAGCTTGGCATCTGCCAGCGATAACGGTTCGGCGGATGGCGGGGATAGTTGAGTCAGCATGAGTATTCCGGGCAATAAAAAACCCGCCGGGGCGGGGCGCGAACGAGCACTATTTGGCGAAACTGCTGAATAACACAATCTCAGCGTTGTAGTTTTTCCTGACGTCGACCAGCTTGTCAGCGATCTGAATCAGCTTGTCAACAGTAATGTCGGTTGAGCTAGTCCACGTCCACGTCCCCTGCTCTGCAATGACATTATGCAACATCACTATGCCGTCTATGCCGTTTGCCCCGCAAATATCAATCGAGTTAAGCGTGTTGGTCAGCTCCGCCGTGTCGTTTGCCTCGGTGGACTGGCGGATATAACCGAGTATCGGCGTAGTCAATGCCGAGTATTTGCTCGTTGCGAGCAAGTCCGCAGGAAACCCAAACGCCCGCGTGACTGTTCTGGCGAGCGTAATTCCAGCATCGTGCATCGCATCGAGCAATGTCAGATCGTCATGGCTACCTGCAAATCGGCCCTCCGGGAAAACGTAGCATTTCAGTTGATCCGGCCCCGCCAATCCATTGTCGCGGAGATATGCGCGGGTGGCCTCAATGTCAGCCATGCGTTCGGCTAACGTCGAGTAGCTGAATAGGTTGCTCCCCGTAGCCGGGCCATGCGCCACGCATTCATTGCCAGCCGCAACAAATTCCTGCAG